GGGTCTGTGTCTGGGTAAAGGATTCTTTGGTGTTAGGACGTAGCGACTACCAGTGGCAACACGAGCCTATCATCTACGCTTGGAAGCCAACAGGTAGGCACCGTTGGTATGCAGATCGGAAGCAAACCACGGTCTGGCAGTTTGATAGACCAAAAAGAAGTGAGGAACACCCCACCATGAAACCTGTGGCACTTTGCGCTTATCCTATTAAAAATAGCAGTGCTCCCAACGGTATTGTCCTTGACCCCTTCGGCGGAAGCGGTTCCACCTTGATTGCCTGTGAGCAGTTGGATCGCATCTGCTACATGGTGGAGCTGGATGAGAAATATTCAGATGTGATCGTTAAAAGGTATATTGAGTACGTTGGCTCAGGTGAAGGGGTTTTTCTATTAAGGGCTGGACAAAAAATCTCTTATAAAGATACGCTATAAGCCTTGACTTACCTGTGTTTATAAGTGATGTATAGACCTACCAAAAAACACAGGAGGGATTCAGATGAAAGCATTATTCGGTAGAAAGATTAGCAATCTGGAGGAACTAAAAGAATTGACGGAAAGGGCGATCGCGGCGGGCGAAATAGGTGAAGCCTATACAGTAACCCGGGAGGTTAAACTAAGCGGCCAGGAATTTGACAAATTTGCCGGAGATTTTTTCGAGGATCAGCCTTGGATCAGTCCGGAAGATGGTGGAGTAAATAAAAACAGGGAAATCCGCTGCATCCGGGTTATCAACCAGGAAACCGGGGAACGGGTACTCATAAACAGCGAAGGTTATACCTATCCCCGCTACACCGCCTTGGAGAAATAATAATCAGCCCTTCGGGGCTTTTTTACTTGCTATTCCTGTGGTTTTAAGTGATGTATAGACATACCAAAAACCACAGGAGGGATTAAAAATGACGAGAAAAGAATTGGTCAAAAAGTTGGCTGAGCATTTAGAAGTAACTTCAGCCTACCTGGGAGTGCCCACCTTTGCTTACCAGGTGGGGGATTACACCGTTGACCGCCATGGCCGCATCTTAGATGGTGAAGGCCGGGTAGTGGGGCTTGATGCCTTGTTGACAGGGACTAGCCCGGAAGCGAATGGGAAGGAGGAAGTAGGGTTGGAAATTGTAGCTGAGCCGGAAACAGTGACAAATTTAGAAGTGGAGCTGCCCTTGGAGGGCTACCAGGGGCAAAGTTTAAGAAACCTAATGCATGTCATCTACAGCAGACAGCCTTTAATTAAAAAATCATTGGGGCTTAAAACCGATCTGGTGGATAGTAAAACCATCACCGCCTTAACGCAAAAACCCATGGTTACTGTGGAGCATTTTCAAAAGGCATTGGATGGACATAATTGCCCTGGCATCGATATTGATTTTGAAAAGGAAACCATCACCTTTAAACTGGGCCCGGGTGGAGATAATCCGGAAAAGGTAGAAGCGGCCACTAAACTATTTGGCCTCATCAATCTTAACGCCCGGCGACTAAAGCGAAATGTGTCCTCTAAAGTAAAGCCGGTTGACAATGAGAAATACAGCTTTAGGATCTGGCTTTTGAGGCTGGGGATGATCGGCGATGAATATAAACTGGCTAGGAAAGTGCTTCTTAAAAACCTCTCCGGCAACAGCGCTTTTAGAAGGCCGGTGAAGGGGGAAGCGGCAAATGGCTAAACCAAAATGCAAACTTATCGGCGAGGACGGGAACATTTTTAACCTTATGGGCATTGCCAGCAGGACATTAAAGAAAGCGGGCTTAAAGGAACAGGCGGAGGAGATGATTGAGAGGATTCAAAACTCCGGTAGCTACTATGAAGCCTTGGGGATTATCATGGAATACTTGGACGTGCAATAAAGCCGGAAAAAAGCGGTATAGGTTGAAGTGGCCGCTTAAAATGTAATTATAAAGAGATATCATTAATTTTCGCTTATATGCCTTGACTTACCTGTGTTTGTAAGTGATGTATAGACCTACCAAAAACACAGGGGGGCGAAAGGCATGAAAAATTTAACCTTCGGCATTGAGATCGAACTGACCGGGATTAGCAGGGAGAAGGCGGCGAAGACGGTAGCACAGCATTTTAACACCAGTGCCCACTACATCGGCGGCGGCTATGACAAATGGCAAGTTCCAGATAACGAAGGCCGTAGCTGGACAGTTGTTAACGATTCCAGCATTAGGCCACAGACAAAGCGGCAGGGCAGGAGGGTAACAACAGGCGCGGATTTCCGGGTTGAGCTAGTCTCCCCGATTTGTAAGTACGGCGATATTGAAACGGTGCAGAAGCTCATCCGGGCCCTAAGGGAAGCCGGGGCTTTTGCTAATAAGACCTGCGCCATTCACCTCCACATTGGCAAGGAAAGGTTTAGCGCCCGGACCCTTAGAAACTTAGTGAACATCATAGCCAGCAAAGAAGATCTGATTTACCAAGCTTTGAATGTTTATGGGGATAGGGAACAGCGCTATTGCCGGAGGGTCAATGGCCACTTCTTAGCGGAGCTAAACCGGCAAAAGCCAAAGGGCCTGGAGCAGTTGGCAGATATATGGTATGGAGGTTACAATGGCCGCAGGAGCGCCAAGTACCATTCCAGCCGCTACCATGGGCTCAACCTGCACTCAGTTTTTCACGGGCCCACAGTGGAGTTCAGATTTTTCAACGGTACCACCCATGCCGGAAAAGCGAAAGCCTATATCCAGTTTTGCTTAAGCATATGCGCCCAGGCTTTAAGCCAAAGAAGCGCCAGTGCTAAAAAGACTGTAACTTCGAATCCTAAGTACACTTTTAGGACTTGGCTGCTACGGCTGGGGATGATCGGGGATGAATTTAAAACAGCAAGACTGCACTTGCTCGCCAACTTGGAAGGAGATAGCGCTTTCAGAAACGGCAGGCAGGCGGTTGGGTTTTAAGACCCGGCCAAATCAGGTAAAGGTGGTGGGGCGATGTATCTGCGGGTGATTACTTCGGATGGTGAGCGGGTCAGCGTAGCCAGGGATGCGTTGGGGGTATTTGAAGAGCTTAAAAGTTTTGCTTTCGTGCCCCCTACTATGACGGTGGAAGAATATATAATGGAGATGGCCCGTAGTGTTTGGACCTTTTACGGTAAAGGGGTGCAGATTACCGGGGATACTTTAGCGCAAAGGGCCCAAAGTGCCTACCGCCAATTTGTGGATTTAGGTTTTCTCGTTGAAATAACGAAGGAAGAAGCCTTGGAGCATTTTGGCTTAACCCAGGCTGAAGCGGACAGGAAAGATATTGTGGGCTTAAGAAGCGGCGATTAATAGGGCTTGCTAAATCCCTCTTTTTAGGTGATAGATGTTACTGAAAGGAGGTTTCCCTATGTACTATTTTGCTTACGGTAGCAATCTCCACCGGGAGCAGATGAAAAATCGCTGTCAGGACTCCGTACCGATGGTTAAAGTAAAGCTCGAAGGTTACCGGCTCAATTTTAACCGGGTGGCCGATATTGTTGAGGATGAAAGCTCGGAAGTTTGGGGTGCCATCTACACCGTTTCCCCAAGGGATATTAAAAATCTTGATCGCTACGAGGGTTATCCCCATTTCTACGATAAGCTGGATGTGAAGGTGGAAGATGACCAGGGTAAAACCTACCGGGCTTTCGTTTACGTGATGACTTCCAAGGGCTTAGGGGAGCCCAGTGACGGCTACTACCGGATTATCGAGGAGAGCTACCGAGACTGGGGATTGCAGTTAAAACCGCTGCGACAGGCTTTAACAGAAAGCCGCCAGGGCGTCCCCGTTTGCCCCAGCGGGCCAAGGCAGGAAAGGTAGGGGCCTGGGCTCGGATGCGGGAAACCAAAGCCCCAAAGGGGAAATTTGCGGAAATGCTGGGGGTGGTAGGGATGGATAAATTCTTTTCCCAGAAATACTGTGATCGCTGCGGCCAAAGTTTAAAGGGCGGCAGGATCATGTCCATGTTCAATCGGGACTGCATTTGCCTTATTGCAAAGAAAAGGAAAGAAAAGATAAGGATTATAAAAAGGCAGTGGAGGCCGATATTGAAGCTATTAAAAAAGGGGATTTTAATTTCCCGGGTATAAAGAAATAAGTCTTGACTTACCTGTGTTTATAAGTGATGTATAGACCTGCCGCAAGGCACATCACTTTCAAGGGGGTTTTTACCATGACAACCAAGCTTCACATCGGCCAGACGGTTTCAAACTTTGGGGTGCTCGCCAAGGTCGATGGATTTCACAGGGTAACGGGGAGTCCGATACTTAGGCATTTTTACAATGACGGCACCCGCTGGATTGCCGATGCTACCAAGTGCCAGCCGGTGAAGGAAACTGCTGAACTTTGGCGACACCAAAATGGGCTGGTAGGTTTCGGGTAAGTTGGAGAAAAGTTTAAAACTCAAGAGCCTGCGGGCTCTTTTTTACTTGGAAAATACAATTAGGTTATCCGATAAATTTTGCAAATAGGCCTTGCTATTATGTGTGTTTTGAGTGATATATAGACTACCAAAAACACACAGGAGGGCAATAAAAAATGAAGGACCTAATAGCAGAGGTTAGAGCAGAACTCGCGGGCTGGCCGCAGGAGCTAATACCAGGGAACTTGGAAGAACTAGTAAATAGGCTTTATGACACCGACAACCGGAAAGTTGGAAGGCTGGCGAGGAAGGAAGAAGACAGAGGAGAATTTAACTTTGGGCTGATCAAGACAGTTAAGGAAACAATCCAGCAAAGAAACAGGCTGGATCAAGCACCAGCAAGAAACTACCAGGAAGCAAGGATAGACAGAATCAGATTCGTACAAACCTCAAGCGGAAGAAAACCTCGCCGTTGGGGCGGCTGATCAGAAGAACACTTTGCAGCTTAATATAACAGGGGCTTTCAAGAGAAGGCTCCTTTTTCAATTGGGGGTGAAAAGCTATGGCGACACGGGGAAGGAAACCCAAGCCCACCGCTCTTAAAGTTTTAGAGGGTAATCCCGGCAAAAGACCACTTAATAAAAATGAGCCCCAGCCCGAAAAGAAAGCTCCTCGCTGTCCGTCATGGCTGGAGCCGGAGGCGAAGAAAGAATGGAGGCGGATGGCTAAAACCTTAGAGAACATCGGGGTGTTAACCCAGGTGGATAAAGCTGCTTTTGCCGGGTACTGCCAGGCTTATGCCCGCTGGAAAGAAGCAGAGGAGTTTTTATCGAAGCATGGCACCATCTTTAAAACCCCTTCGGGCTATATCCAGCAGGTGCCCCAGGTAGCCATTGCCCGTAACTATTTGCAAATTATGAAGGACTTTTGTAGTGAATTTGGATTAACGCCGGCTGCCAGAACCCGGATAAAGGTAGATCAAGAGGCAGTAAGCTCGGACGACCCCATGGATGCATTATTGAGGGTGTCTAAATAGTGTTTTTTGATCAGGAAAAAGCGGAAAGAGCGGTTCAGTTTATCAGCCTGCTGAAACACACCAAAGGGGTCTGGTATGGAAAACCTTTTGAATTGCTACCTTGGCAGGATAAAATTATCCGGGATGTTTTCGGTACTGTTAAGAAAGATGGCTACCGGCAATATAACACTGCCTATGTGGAAGTGCCTAAGAAAAATGGCAAAAGTGAGCTGGCCGCTGCGGTGGCTCTTTATCTTACCTGTGGCGATGGCGAATGGGGTGCGGAGGTTTATGGCTGTGCTGCCGACAGGCAACAGGCTTCCATTGTATTTGATGTAGCGGTGGATATGGTGGGTCAATCCCCGGCTTTAAAGAAAAGAATTAAACCAGTGCTCTCTAGAAAAAGATTGGTCTACATGCCTACTGGCAGCTTTTATCAGGTATTGTCTGCCGAAGCTTATACGAAACACGGCTATAATGTACACGGATTAGTGTTTGACGAGCTGCATGCCCAGCCCAATCGTAGGCTCTATGATGTGATGACAAAAGGTAGCGGCGATGCCAGAAAACAACCGCTATTTTTCTTAATTACAACTGCCGGTACTGATAGAAACTCCATCTGCTATGAAGTGCATCAGAAAGCAGAAGATATTTTAAGGGGAAAAAGGGTTGATCCAACATTTTATCCGGTGATCTACAGTATAGAAGAAGGGGATGACTGGGGCGATGAGAAGGTCTGGTATAAAGCCAATCCTTCTTTAGACCATACTATCGACATTGAAAAGGTGCGGGCTGCTTATCAAAGTGCTAAAGAAAATCCAGCAGAAGAAAACCTATTCCGGCAGCTGCGGCTTAACCAGTGGGTCAAACAATCGGTGCGCTGGATGCCTATGGAGACTTGGGAAAAGTGCGCTCACCCGGTGGACCCAGAGAAACTTAAAGGCAGAGAATGCTACGGGGGTCTTGACTTA